TCACCTCTAGAACCCACAAATCCCACAGACCCTGTAAATCCCGTATCACCCTTAGATCCTGTATATCCAAGATCTCCTCGAGATCCCGCAAAACCAACAGAACCCGTGAATCCTATGCTTCCTGTGAATCCGATATCACCTTTCGATCCTGTGAATCCGATGTCACCTTTAGATCCTGTAAATCCGATATCACCTTTAGATCCTGTAAATCCTAAAGACCCCGTGAATCCTGTGTCACCAATATCACCTGTCCTGGCAAAGGTCAATATCACATTGGCATTATCGGTAAAAGATGTGGCTCCAGAAATGTATGCTATAGGAACATCAAAGAAGTTTGTTGTATAGGTATGAGATCCTATGATGCTGAATAATGTGAAACTGTCCGTATTGGCAGCGCTCGTGATAGTGAACTGGCCTTTGATTGCTGAAGTAGAATCATCAATCGTCTCTAAGAACGTAAAGGTAGAAGTAAAGAATTTATCATTTTCGCTAATGTATAGGCGTGTAGCAGATGCCAGCGATGTATTGCTGAATCTGACAAATCCGTCACCCGGGTCTGTATTTGCGGTAGAATCGTCAAATCTATAGTCGAAAGCTGCGCCGCCGAACGCACCGGTAGGACCGATAGATCCGGTAAATCCAGTATCACCTTTGGATCCTGTGAATCCGATAGAACCCGTGAATCCCGTATCACCTCTTGATCCTGTATAACCTACAGAACCGTCATAACCCGTTGCTCCAGACGATCCTCTAAAACCTTCAGATCCTCTGTATCCTGTTTCACCCTGAGTCGTTCCGAAGTATCTAACTTCGATCTCAGAATTTAAAAATGGAACATAATTTAGTGTTAATGTCGTTCCAGAAACAATATAATCTGTTTCCGGCGTCTCTATGATACCATTAACAAATACCATGATATGTGCGGCATTAGAAGTAGAATCAGACAGCGTAAATTGTGTATTGCTTCCGTTTCCTGTGTATCTTGAAAACTTATATGGGCGTCCGACTTCACCCATCGATCCGGCAAATCCAGCACCCTGAGATCCTGTATAACCCAATGAACCCGTATAGCCTGTGGCTCCACCAGGATCACCTTTTGATCCTTGATATCCCACAGAACCAAAGAAACCCACTGATCCCTGATATCCCACAGAGCCAAAGAAACCCACAGATCCCTGATATCCTGCACTGCCGATAGAACCCTGGAACCCAGTAGATCCTTGTATGGCATCAAAATATCTGATTTCTATGATTGAGGTATTGACAGGTGCGGCAGAGAATGTTATAATAGTATTGTTTACAGTATAATCAGCATCAGGTGTTTCGACTAGCCCATTGACAAACACCAGGATATGGTTTGTGTTTGCTACTGTCTCAGCTAATGTAAATTGAGTATTGCTGCCATTTGCAGTATAGATAGATATCCTTGAAGGTTTACCTACACCGCCGGATGAACCCGAAAATCCTATAGAACCTGTATAACCTAATGAACCAGCAGAACCTGTGAATCCTGTGTTACCACCCGGATCGCCTTTTGATCCCTGATATCCTGAGGAACCAAAGAAACCCACCGATCCTAGAAATCCTACCGAACCCTGGAATCCCACAGAACCAGTGAATCCCACAGAACCAGTGAATCCTACGGATCCATCGTATCCGTCAGATACTATATACCGAACTTCTATGTCAAAATTATTTAATGGCGCAGATGCAAAGACGATCTCAGTTCCGCTAATCGTATAATCAACACCAGGAACCTGCAGAAGCCCATTAACAGAAACTAATATATTATTAGCTTGTGTTACCGTCTGGGTTAATGTATAATTAGTGTTTGAACCATTTCCGGTGTTCTTTTGACTATTGAAGATCAGAGCCATTTAATGCCTATATAAATAATATTAATTCCTACATATTTATGTTTTACGTGAGGTTGTTATGAAATACCCATCCATCGCTATCTTAGATCTGATCGGACTCGTATATGATGGCGATACGCTATCCAAGCGAGGTTTGGGGGGATCCGAATCTGCTGTCATTCTTATCTCTAAAGAACTGGCCAAATTAGGATTTCCTGTAACTGTTTTCAATGCTTGTCAAGATGATGATAGTAGTCCGGGTATTTATGATGATGTAACTTACAGACCAGTCGGTAGCATTACTAATAATGACGTATTTGACATTGTTATTTCATCGAGAACCGTGGTTCCTTTCGTCCCAAACCATTATTATGAAGCATTCAACAGAGCGACTGCGTATCCCTGTGCCTTGTTTCAGAACATGCGTAACAAAGCAAAACACAAAGTTCTCTGGATGCATGATACTTTCTGTAATGGAGATATCAATCTAGAAGACCTTGCTGTCAACGGACATATCGATAAGATCTTTACATTATCAGATTTTCATACCTCTTATGTCTCGAACTGTGATCATGGCAAGAGACGCAACTTCGAGGTCCTCAAGAACAAGATATTCCAGACAAGGAATGGCCTCGTCAGATACTTTGATGAAGTAGATATCTCAAAGAAAGATCGCAACTTATTCGTATTCAATGCTTCTGTCACGAAAGGCATGCTGCCTCTAATCGATAGGATCTGGCCAAAGATCAAGAGACACATCCCTCAAGCACGACTGAAAGTCATCGGCGGGTATTACAGGTTCCGTTCTGACGGACCCCTGGATGCTCAGGGTGAGACGCATCAGAAACTGATCAAAGATGAGAAATACAAAGCACTTGGAATCGAGTTCACGGGCATCATATCACAGAAAGAGATCGCTGAGATACTGAGCCAATCATCCATGTTCCTTTATCCAGGAGCATTTCCCGAGACATTCGGCATCTCTACATTAGAATCACTAGCATACAACACCCCGCTAGTGGCCACCAGGTTCGGTGCATTAGAAGAGACTGCTATAGGTAATGCTTCTTATTTCATCGACTATGCTATCGAACCCAATAGCTTGTTCAGAGACATCAACATCGACGAACAATGTGAACGTTTTGCCGGATTGGTCCTCAATGCCTACAACAATCCGTATCTGCATCAGCAGAAACAATACTATTGCAACATAATCAAGGATATCTCCACGTGGGATACAGTCGCTCTGCAATGGAAACAGCATTTCTTTAAAGAATTAAACCATTATCTCCCTGCGGATGAATATCGTAAGGTATCATATATCAATGACAGGATCCATAAAGTATTCGGTCGTAGGTTCAGCAACAACGAAGAATGGAACACGTTTACGCAGAACACAGAACAGCACATCGCTGTCATCACACCGTTCTATAATGCTGAACAGTACATCCTGAGGTGTATCGATTCTGTTGCTACACAGAACTATACCAACTGGACGATGTATCTGATCAATGATGCCAGCACTGACGGCGCCAAGTTCGCAATCAATCATAAGCTAAAGACATTGCCGGAGAATATCAGATCCAGGATCACCGTCATTACTAATACTGAAAATAAAGGTGCTGTGTATAATCAGGTAAACACAATTAAAAATGTGTTTGGTCCGGACACTATCGTGATGCTACTCGATGGAGATGATGCATTAATTAACGATAATAATATATTTAATTTCTACAATAATCTCTATGCTGATGGTAAGACAGATTATTCATATGGGAGCTGCTGGTCAGAAGCGGATAGCATCCCGTTGATTGCTCAACCGTATCCCAGGGCGATCAGAGACGCCAAGGATTATCGTAATTATAAGTTCAATTGGGGAATGCCCTATCCGCATCTCAGGACATTCCGTAGAGAGCTATTGAACGATATTAATGATTCTGTATTTAAAGATGAGAACGGAGAATGGTTCAAAGCAGGCGGTGATAATGCCACATTCTATAATATCATCGAGCAGGCAGATCCTGATAAGATCAAAGTCGTGCAGGATATCGTCATGCTATATAATGACAAGAACCCCCTGAACGATTATAAAGTCCATGGCGATCTCCAAAACAAAAATGCTAGTAAAATTGCTGGCGATGCAAAGATCCAAAT